GATCTAATATTTCAAGTTCAGCTTCATACCAGCTGTCATCTAATTCTTGCTTAGCGTTCAAGTATTGTGTTTGTAGTTCGCCAATGTCCCCTAAATTACTTGGATCTAATATTTCAAGTTCAGCTTCATACCAGCTATTGTTTAATTCTTGCTGGGCATCTATGTATGCGTTTTGTTTAGAGTTAATTACTTCAAGACTATTTAGATTGTATAGCTCAGTCTCTGAACGATTCCATTTCTTTTCGGTATCATTTTTTTGTTTAAGATACCGTTCTTGCAGCCTCTGTAAGTCACGTAAAGCTTCCTCCCTAACTTTCGGGTCCCCGTAGTCTGACATAAAATCCACATACTCAGAAGCGAACTCAATAAATGCCTGGGCCTGAGCAGGGTCCGACTCTGCTGATGACTTGAGTCTATTATATCGATCATCCATATACTCTTTAGATTTTAACCCGATATCACTGCCGCCCATCATATCGTGTATGGCTTTATCAACAGCTTGTATTGCTGTTTTTAAATCCCCCAGAGACTCCACTTCGCCTTGCAGTAACCACAATCTCTCCTGCATCGGTCGTAGGGATGCGTCCATGGCTTCAAGCTCAAGTTCACGCTGACGATTGAGAATCCCCCGTGCGGATTCCTCATCGCCCATTATTTCCGCAAGCTCCCCGGCCAGGGACAGCGCTGTTGCATATTCAGATTTAGTGCTTGCAACCGCATCCTCAAGAGCTTTTTGTTCGGCCTGCAGTCCGGAAATATAATCTGATCGGGCTTTGCTGGCAATGTCCTCAAGTTTGCTTTGTTCGGCTCGCAGCCCAGAAATGTAGTTTGATCTGGCATTGCTGGCAATATCCTCAAGTTTGCTTTGTTCGGCCTGCAGTCCGGAAATATAATCTGATCGGGCTTTGCTGGCAATGTCCTCAAGTTTGCTTTGTTCGGCCTGTAGCCCGGAAATATAATCTGATCGGGCTTTGCTGGCAATGTCCTCAAGTTTGCTTTGTTCGGCCCGCAGCCCGGAAATGTAATTTGATCTAGCGCTTGCAACCGCATCCTCAAGAGCACGTTGTTCGGCCCGCAACCCGGAAATATAATTTGATCTGGCATTGCTGGCAATACTTTCAAGAGCGCGTTGTTCGGCCCGCAACCCGGAAATATAATCTGATCGGGCTTTGCTGGCAATACTTTCAAGTTTACTTTGTTCGGCCCGCAGCCCCGATAGGTACTCACTTTTTGCACTATCAAGCTGCGCCTGTGCCCGTGCTTCGTCCTGCAATGCCCAAACACGAATTTGTAGCGGCTTTATCGTGGCTTCCAGGGCGTCATACTCGATTTGCCGTTGCGCTATTAGCGCACCAATAGCATCCCCCTGAAGCTCCATGATTTGGATTTCAAGTTGCGCTCGGGCTTTTTCCGTTGCCGCAAAGTCCGCTCCCGCTCCCGCAAACTCTTTAATTGCGGCGGAGGCTTCTCCGGCTGCAGACTCAAGTCCCTCCCAGTCAAAATCAGTCAAAATATCGTTGAGGGCATCGGTTAAGTCGCTGGCATTGAGATCCTCTGCATTGATGTTTTTAAAAGCATCCCCGATCAATTGATTCAGACTGTTGCCATATTCAGCCATAATGGATTCCGATGCAAGACCGGCGATTGTTTGTGCGGCTGTATTTTTCACTGTGGCTTGAAGAACCCCTGTGATATCTCCACCGGATGCCAACACACTTTGCAGAGAGTCGGCGGTCAGGCCTGATATCGAGGCCCCAATCTGCTGGGATATACCCACCTGTACCTGGGCAAGCTCATCTTGTGTTGCAACGGCATCTTTCAGGGCCTTCATGTAGTCAGCCTGAGCCTGGATCATATTGCGTACATTATTAATGCCGGAGGACGTACCAATTGCATCCGTGGCGGATGTCACCGCTTGGAGGGTCTCCGCAATTACGACAAGATTGCCGAAGGCTTGCTCTGCCGTCTTACCATCTGCCACCTGCTGATTCATGCGACCTGAAAAATCTTCTATTGATTCAGCTATGGTGGCAAACCTGGCAAATGTTTGCAACAGTGTTTCCCCGTCGGCCCTCAGACCTTCAAAAAATGATGTATCTAAGCCAACTGAAGATAAGCCCATGGCGCTTACAAGCGATTGATTGATCTGCTTAAAAACGTCATCGGACATAGCTGTAAAAGCTGTTTCTAAATCATTGTCGTGGTCTTTAAATTTGGCAGTAGACCTAAAACTTGTTCCTGCCAGAGCTTCTTTAAGTCCCCAAGATGTGGCATCCTCGATGGCCTGGAGCTGCGCATCAAAGACCTGCATCATAGCGTTGCCTATTTCGGACCTGTTGCCACTGCCTTCAACATCCTGGATCCATGTCCTGTATCCAAAATCAGAGTTCAACTCTCCAGGCGCGCCGTGACCTTCTCCCCACTGTCCTGATAAGACTCTAACTTTAGGTTCTTTTTCGCTTCCTCCTCCGAGTGATCCAATAAGCCCCCCGATCACGGCTCCTATGATTGTCCCCACAACGGGGACAACAGAACCCGCAGCGGCTCCCGCTGCGCCCAAACCCATGCTCCCCATTGCTGCCCCAGCATACGTACCGCCCAATGCACCGCCTAAACCTGCGGTTAATCCCGAATACTTGCCTTGCGGTAAACCGAGCGCCCCGCCGAGATATTGATACCCAAGGGAACCCCATGCGCCGTATCCGAGAGCACCTCCCAGTGTCGTATGCCCCACTGCCCCGAGCGTCCCGAGACCTGACCCTGGTATATTCCAAGCCATCGCAGACCCAAGCGCACCCATGCCAGGGATGTTATTACCCGCCCATGTCAGGGCTGATCCAGACGGTATGCCCATGCCTGCCTGTTGAGCTTGAGCCATACTTGCCACCGGTACGTCATTCCATGACATACCCATAGGGCCGCCAACAGCTTGAATCACGGGCATGATGATTTGTTGGGTTGCAAATGCGGCGGCCATTCCAGCGGCAGTCCGCTTAAAAATACCAACTATAATTTCCCCAGCATTGTCTGCGTCAGAAATAATGTCCGTGGTATAATCCTGGAACGTCTTAGTCATATCTTTGTGGGCATCTTTGACATCATCAGCGTATTCTTCCTGTGATTTTATTAAATCTTCTTCAAGGCGATCTATTTCCCTGAAGTATAGACTCAAGGTATCATCAACCCTTTGTATGTGTATTTCCTGCATCCGAGCTGAATACCACTCTTCCAGCTTTACTTTGTCATCTATATATTTTTCGTAGTAGTCGTATTCCTTATTTAACTGGTATATCGCGTACTCAAAAGCAGATAAGGTTGCTTTTTTGTACTCGTTTAAGAAATCGAGCGTTATTTTTTTCTCTTTCTCTTCTATGGCTTGTTTTTTTGCGGCGGACTTTTCGAGTAGGCCTTGTATTTCTGCTTCGGCAGCCGCTACGAGTTCAGGTTTTGCATTTTCTGATTTGCGATACTCATCAAGTTCTTTTTGTTTGGCTTCAATAGTGCTGTTTACTATGGCGAGGTATTTTTTTTCGTAATCATCCCAATTCTTGGCATTGTTGCCCGTAGGATCAGGTACAGCCGGAGAATCTTCAATTTGATCTTGCATTTCAACGAGTTTTTGTTTTGCTTTTTCAAGCATCTCAATATAACCCTGTAACCGCTCCTCACGTTCAGACATTTGATCTAATGTTCTTTGCCCAAAGGTTTCTTTATCAGACCCCCTCAAATCTTCATATTGTTTTTTAAGTTTTTCGATTGCGATTCTTTCACGATTTGTAAATGCCTCAAGATTTTTTATCTTTGAGGCTACACCCTCAATACCGTTGTCTTCCTGTATTTTGGACGTCTCTCGATACAACGCATACATTGCCGCAGTAAGGCCAGCAAGGGCTGTAGCACCCAATACCGCAGGATTTCTCAACATTGCAGTGTTTAATAGCCCTATTGAAATGGCCGCTTTTTTCCCGGCAGACGCTACAGATAATAATGTGGCAGGCAACGCCGCAGCCCCAATGATTGAAGCTGACGTGATAACCATGTCCATGTTTTCGGCAACAAAAGAAAGCATCCTGGCCATTTCAGCGCTTGCACCTGTGGCATTGTCAAACTCCCCTATTGCTTTCATGAGGGAATTTTTTACCTTCACGGTGCTTTGACCCACCGTCATTTCCATTTTTTCGAACTCAGCAGATATTTTTTTGGCAGCATCAGACCCTTGAGATAAGGCGTCAACCATTGTCTTGCTTGTGACTTTTCCTTCTGCTGCGATTTTTCTTAGAGCGCCCACCTCAACCCCCATTCCCTGGGCAATTGCTTCTGCGAGTCTTGGGGCTTGCTCTAACACGGAATTAAGCTCTTCCCCCCGGAGAGTTCCAGAGGCAAAAGCTTGCCCTAACTGCATTAGGGCTGCATCAGCGGCCTGGGCCGATGCTCCAGAGATCACAAGAGACTTGTTTATGGTGTCGGTGATTCCCAAGAGTTGTTCTTGTGACAAGCTCAAGGTCTTTGTGGATCTTGCAATTCTGGCATAAAGATCGCCGGTTTGCTCAAAACTTTGCCGGGTATCCTGAGCTATTTGAAAGAGTTTGTTTTGTGCAGATGTTAGTTCGTTGGTTCCAGATGTGACAAGCCGCAACCTACCTTCTATCAATTTCCATGTGTCGGCAGTTCTTATGAGTTCTGCTGTACCCATGGTCCCAAGGACACCTATCATGGCTGTTTTCATCATGCCAAGCGCACTAGCTGCACCACCTGTGTTTGCAGACATGGTTTTCATGGCACCGTTGTAATCGCCCACGCTGGCCTGCATTTTTGCCGTTTCTGCACGGGTGAGACCAAGGGATTTTTTCAGGCCATCTACTGCCTGTGATGCTTTGTCTGCACCCATTTTTTCATGGAGTCGAGTTTCAAGTTTCTTAAACTCTTTCTCATTAGTTGCGGCCTCAACCCCGAGCACCGACAACTCCTTTCTAAGCTGTGCAGATGCTCGTTGAGCTGAGTCTGTATCTATGACTATTTTCAATCCGGCCATTATTTTCGCTCCTGTTGCTCACGGGTCTTCTGAACGATAAAGGGATACACAATAGACTCCATAAGCAAGACAAGCTCCATCTCATCCCTGGAACAACCATACAGCTTGCAAACAGGTAATATATCTACCGTCTTTATTCTTTTTGGTACCCCACTCATGTCTGAATGTTCCCTTTCAAAATTACTACATCTATTCCAGAGATTGACAATGGCCACATTTTCGGGGTCAAGATCGTTGGGTTTCCCGCATTGCCCGCAAGGAGGATCTTCATTTGCAAGTAGATATGTTTCTTTGCATTCATCACAATCTACTTTGTGCGGGCTGTATTCCCAGGAAACCCAGTCAATTAGTTTTTTTTCTTTGTCTGGGCCTCTTCTTCTGCTGCCTGACCGATCTTGGCAATCTCTTCTTGGATGTGTATGCAGATATGTTCGTTTTCCTTGCAACCGGCGAGTGCCCGCTTGTTTTCGGAGTTACATTCAAGTTTGTCGGCGACACCCTCCCAGGCTACAACTTGAGAATCCATACTATCCATTTGAACCTCAATCCAGTTTACTCGTTCCTCATACTGATCTTTTTGACCTGGGCCGGTTTTGATTTTGTGGGTGAAAGTATTGTTTTTAATGATCCGCTGCAACTCATCTTTGGTGTTTGGCTCAACTGTGAATTTTGCGCCCATGTACTCAATGATGTGTTTCTGTTTCTTTGTTGCAATTTTAAGCATTTGTGTTTTCCTTTTTTATGTTTTTGCTCTCCTTTTTTAAATTATGGGCAGAAGGGGGAAAGGAGGGAAACCCGGTTCGGCACAAAGCCTATCTGCCCGTGTGTGTTTAGGTAAAAACGATACTGCAAGAATCCTCACCAGAGGACCCCAGTGCTGTTCCGGCGATAGAAAGCGAAACCGTAGGCGCAGAGGTTGTCACGTTTGGAACCTCAAGCTCGCAATAAGGCAGGTTGATCGTGCAAATATTACCGGCTCCACCCGAATTTACAGCAATGACATTTACTTTTGTGTTTTGGGTTGCGTCGTAGAAATAGGAAAGATCCTGTTCTCTAAAAAGAACATCAAGGGAAAGCTTGATTGACCGCCTGTCCTCAATATACTCTGATACAAAGCCGGAGGTGGTTATCTCTTCGGTTTGCCATGCTACAGGTGAATTGATATCCACAGACAGGCTTTTGAGGTTCTTTGGTGTTCCGTCAAACGTTATCGCAACGTTTTTGTTTTCAAGAACCGTTCCGACTGCTGTGTATGTTGGCAAAAATCCTTGAATTGATGTTCCTGAGGCCTGTGTAATGGATTCTGCCATTGTCAAAACGTTTGTGTCATAATCTACAGACACAATCTTATACCCAGCATTTGTATTGTGATCAACCGACGATCCGCTCCCGAACGAAACATATGCGCCTGCGGTGAATAGTTTGGCGTTTGTCACGGTCACGGCGGTGGTAGTTGCTGCTGATGCAAGAGTGTCTGTCCCGGCCCAACCCATCTGCATGAATCCACCGGACATATCAAAATGAGATCCACCCTTGTTGGTAAAATTCAGTTTTCCGGATTCAGCACAACACCCGGCGGCGAAAAGCACTGTATGTGCTTTTTTCACCCACAAGGTGAAGCTTGGCTTTATTACTGCTTGAGTGTAAGACACAGACGTTGTACCGTTTACTGTCTCGACGCCCATCAAAGACTCGATTAAAACGTTACCCATGGGAGCAGTTCCAGCCGTCCCTGATGGTCTTAGATACATAGGGACAGACCAGGAGCCAGCCCCCGTCTGATCTTGAAATCTCTCGATAAGATCCAGAGACTTGATAATTTCTTCCGAATCCGAAAAACTCGCCTGCTGGTTGACATCAACGGTGCCTGCGGTGATAACCCGCTGTGTGGCCGCCGACGGATATACCGCTTTACCCTTGGATACTTCAGGGACGCAAAAACAATCCTGCTCAAACGCCCTGGCTACTGTATTTGTTGACATTTTTTACATCTCCGTGATTATTGAAAATGGTATTATTGTTTGATGATGACACGCCTGCAATGCCGTATCGATCCCAATAAAATTAGTGTATGGAAGGAGAAACCCGTCCTCGCAAGTCACTCCTGAAATGGTTTTATGCCAGAACATCTTTTCGAGAGTATCGCCATATGATGCCCCAGGTCCTGTTCCCCATCCTTTTTTAGTGAAAATATTGATCATAAAAACGCCCGCCCTGGCCCCGGCCCCCTGGATCTCAAGATTTGCCATTTGCCCTGGTTTGAAATAACATTCGATGTACGGCAGGGAAGGAGCATCGTCTTTGTTGACTCTGCGAATAGAGGTATACTCCCAGTTGTCAGCCAAATATTCAGTTATCGCTTGCTCAATTTCATAAAGAGTCATATGGGTTCTATCCCTTCAATCTTTTGAATTGCATTGTTGAAAAAGGCTGTAAACTCCGACAGCGAAATAGCTACCATGCCCTGGGGTGCCTGCTGACTTGTCCCGTTTTCCAGGTTTTCGATGTATTCCAGGTTGTTGTAAATAATTACCTGGTCATCATGAACGGAAAAATCAAACCCTTTAACATTGGCATCTATGATCGTGGCAATCTCATTGAAGGAATACCCGTCAGGATCGGACTGCTCGTCATTTGCGTGATACGTGGCAAGTCCCCATGATGCTTTGGCCCGGCCAGTATCAACTGGAGTCTTTTCAACGATCGCCCGATACAGGTCAATACAAGCCTTTCGGATTCCCTTTTCCACCGAATCGTTTAGCTTTTCAGACAATGCGGTTACGCTCTTTGCAAAATCAGCAGCGTTACTGGATATATCGCCAAAATTACTCATCTGATCTGGGCCTCGTACATAATGACAACATTTCCAGGTTCGACGGGTGACAAATCAACAATATTCTGCTCTTTATCGTCAATTAGGATTTTGTTGGATGTGGATAAGTCGGGAAGGTCCACAATGTCACCAGAAGAATCAAGACCATAAGCGGAAAAAATTAATTGGGTGTCGCCTTGTTGTATAACCGTTCCGTCGATATCTTTAATGGAATACGATTTTTTTAAGCCGTAAGTCGTGTAGTCTACGGCAGGTTCGCCGCCCAACCAGTCTAAAAAGTTAGGGTCCCATTCACCATCCGAGCCTTCAACCCGAACCGTCAACTCAAAACCTTCCGCTTTAAGATCTTCGTAAATCCCCATGGATTCTGCGGCCCAGTCTGTCATTATCTACGCTCCACGACACTTATTGATCTGGCTGTTAGGTATGGCGCAAGGATCATGTCAATTCCTCGGAACCTTTTCCATGCGGGGGCATCATGTCGATATACTTTACTGATTGCCCCGCTTGCAATTCCCTTGCTCTCCAGATAGTTGTCTGCCGTGAGCGAAGGAGTTAAAACCCCTGGGTTTGTGAGTTCTTCAAGCGCAAGTAAAATATGGGCGTTCTTGATATCGTCCGGCATTTCTGAAAAATTGACAAAAGCCTCTTCTGTCCATTGAAGATTTCGCATGTAATCCCACGCTCTTTGTAATGCCTGGGTTTTTGCGACATTTGTCCCGGTCCATGTGGATGACCCCCTGGCTGTAAAATAGGTGTCGGCATCATCATACGTGGCCTGAGTCCAGTAATCATCAATGTTGATTCTTAGAATGTAAGCGCTTGAAAAAACTGTCATCATTCCCCCTAATATCCGGGAATTACCCCGGATACTTGGTTTTTATAATGTCCCACCAGCTCCAGCGGTAACTGCACCAGTTGCATCTTTTTTGTCCTCCTTTTTGGACTTCTGGGTTTCCTTTTTTTCTGTCCAGAGGGTATGTTTATTCGTGAGGTCAGATTTGTTAATCACAACATATCCACCTTCATTATCCGCTTTGACTCTGATTGTTTCAAGTTTTGCCATGTTTTACCTCTCTTTTAATGGGGCAGGTTTTACGCTGCCCCATTTTGGTTAACCAGCAAGCCTGCAAGCTCTTTCGGGAGAAACAAGAGACGTGCCCCAGAGACAATCAAGATCCCACATGGTCATTTTGTACCCACGGATGAGTTCAAGACGAAAAACAAGTTTTGATACCGGGTCCGCAAGGGTCACGGACTCCATGACGTTTCCCGCTGCGCCCGCACCAATAAGTTCCTTCAAACCCGCATCGGGAGCCCTCATCGCTAGGCCAAAAGCATCACGATGAAAACCAAGATTAACAACATGATCACCTTTGGGGGTTACAACAGTGACTTCTTTTGCGATAGCAACTTTAAGGCCAGGTGTGAATGTCACTACTCCGGCTGTCGCGGCGGTGGTCGTAACAGTGTATGTCTGATCATCACCGGCGATTGTAAAAATGTCACCAGCAAGCATACCCGTTCCTGCTGTTCCGAAAGTCATGGTGATTGACTTAACACCTTTGGCATATCCAGCATTATCAGTCGCAATCGTTGTTGCTGTTCCGGCGGTGTGTGTTGGGACTCCATCCTCACCATACCATTCAAACCCAAAAACCTTACCAAGATTACCGGATGTCTTTGTGTCGGCTGATCCACGTTTTTCAGCATCAGAGAAAGGTGCAAGGTTCAATGCTGCTGCTTCTGCCGTGAAGTCAAGAACGCCTCGGCGCATGTCACGTGGGCAGAGTTGTTCGTTAAGAACTTTTCGCATATTGGTAGCGCTGGCAACTTCTACACCTGTACCAAACGGAGTAGTCCCGCCAGATCCTACAAAGCCATAAATACCCGGGTATGTTGCAAAAACAGAGTCATTGATTGCCTTTGCAAGCACACGAAATGCTTCATTCATTTGGAGTGGTACAAAGTCTTTGTCGGCCCTGATACGTCCAATTTCCTGATCATTGAGAGCAAATGCTTTGTGATACCAGTTGGAAAGGGAAATCTGGGCGGTAGCTGTGGTAAGGTCTGTGGGTGCGGTCGGAACGGCGGCAGGGGTGACAGAATCGGCGGTGCCCATGTCGGAAGCAATGGGGATGTCAATTGTCTGGCCCTTTGCACGGGCTTCGGTTGAATAATCGGTGTTGACGAGACGGGTTAAGAGAACTTCTTCCCTGAGTCCCATCATACCTTTTGCGAGAATTTGGGTGAGTGTTGCGGTTAGGTTATTAGCCATTTTTTAAATCTCCTGTTTGGTCTGGGCAAGTTCCCAGAAAATTGAAAAATAATCAAAGTCCCTCGGGAACTCGCCCACCCGACTCGGCCAGGAGGCTTAAAAAATATGTTTGGTCTATTAAATTTTCCCCAGCTCGGCCAGGTTTAAACTGTTTGAATTTTCCCTGATGCAAGATCTTCGATCATTGAACCAGGGATATCTTTCCCGGAAACATTGTCAATACTGACTTGGCCCTGCGTCACGAGTGGGATGTTGAAACCGCCTTGGCTTCCCGCACCCTCGGAACGTTGGAAGAGGCTTGATTTTGGGATGTAATGTTTGACAAGATATTCTTCCATCGTCAAGTCACCATCTCCGGCCTCATTCTTCATTTTCATGCCTTTTTCATCCAAAAAGACTATCTTTCCAGTATCCGGGTCAATAGAAGATACTGCTTGGATGTCGGCTTGAATGTATTTCATGTTGCCCTGCCCTGGGACGGCATGGCGCATAACTGTCATTGCTGCTTCATTGGCAATGCGTTCTTTGTTCCATCCGTCTTGAATCGCTTTGGCTTTGTCTCTTTCGGCTTTCAATGTGTCATTGTATTGCTGCTCAAGATTCGCTTTAAGAACCTTCCATTCCCCGGCTTCTTCCAGGCGTTTGTTTTCAAGCTCCTGGAGTTTTTCAACGGAGTCAGCATACTTATCTGGATCGATGTCCTTAAACTTCAAGAGTTGAGTCTTAAGTTCTTCACGTTCCTTTGCCAATGTGCGGTTGTTACTTCTAAATTCATCAAGCTTTGTCTTTGGAACAAAGCCATCCGGCATCCACACTCCATCTTTTTCGGTGTAGTGTTCTCGTAAGTTTTCGGGAATCTCGGATTCCTGGTTGTACGTTTTAAGCATGTTTTTGTTTTCCTTGTTTTCGTTAAAATAAAAAAGCCCCATCAGATCAAGATTTCTCTCGATTTTGCCCTACACGTTCATCAATGAGGTGTGGGTAGTTATGTGGTGATGCTTTACATTATTACTTCACAGCCTCCATGACAGTCCAGATAGTTCCATCGACCCCGACGGGCCGGATCTTGATCTTGCCCCAGGACGTGTCCTCAATGTAAACCTTAACTCCGGCTTTCATTGCAATCGCCTGGTGGGTGTCGAGCATGGACCTCAGAGCCTCATTGTCTTTTGCGTTGATATATCTCATGGCTTTATCAAGACCTGCCTTTGTTGGTGATGCGAGGTAGCCTTTTTTGGTTGTGTAGATGTCTTGGGCTGTGGCAACAGACACTGCGAAAAACATAAAGAAAGCTGTTGCAATTAGTGATTTTGTGATAAGGTTTCTTTTAGTCATGATTTGCTCCTTTTTAGCAAATTGTGATTAAGCCCCGGACAGGTCCCGATGATCTGCTCGGGGTTAACTTTTATCATACTAAAAATATTACACAAAATCAAGTAATTAATCACTTAAACCGGTTCACCCTTCTGCCATTTCTTGAGTAGCGAAACAAAAAAAATTGGCCGACCGAATCATGATGGTTACGAATACTTTGGTGTCTGGGTTCAATCTATTCTTTCTCCTGTTTCGATTACAAATCCTGGGCCGCATTCCGAGCACTCCAAGTCAACCAGTCTTGTGGTTTCTGGCCGGACAGCAACCCACCGTTTAAAGCATTTCAAACAGATAACCATGCTGACTACATGATGTCTTTTATCGTCAATATTTGTTACGTTTGGCATTTAACAATGGCTTTTTAGATTTCTGTTTTAAAACTCTATACCCTTCACTCTTCAAAAGATAAATAGCGTTGTCTATGGCTGAATTACGTTGTTGCCGTTCATATCCAGCACTTATCTGTTCATCTGTGCAGTTACATCTACGACCATCTTCAATGATATACTCTTTTCCGCATGATTCACAATTGTGCCAAGTTATTTTTCTCATGCTACAAGCCCCACATAGTTTCCGTCTTTGTCTTTCTTGAGCAGTCGAACGTTCCCATTCTTATCAACCAAATCATCCCACTTGATTTTACCATCCTGCAAAAGCTGATACCGATTAGGACCAAGCAAATCCTTTTGATATTTCACACCCATGGAATCAAGGAACTTTTCAAAATCACCGTTAAATTGTCCAGCCGCTTCAATATCCCTGGTCAATCCCTTGTCAATACTCGTCCCCGCTTGCCGCTCAGTATAGGGCCTTAATGATGCACCGAGTTCGTCAATATCAAGACCAAGCTCTCTCCAGGATTTGGTAACCGGCAACATAAAACAACGGCACCTTAAATGTAAGGGGGGCCTAATATGTTCCTCGTCAAGTTTAAATGTTCGCCCGTCCATACCAGCGCACCTCAAGCATGTGGAATGGCCTTTCAAGGAGACTTCAAGAGCCGCACACCATTGTTCTTTGTCAATAATGTCTGAATTGGCATCATAAACAGCTTTGGCCGCATGATTATTTGCGTCTGATATCCACGTCCGGGCCAGGGTGATTGCATCCTGCTCAATCATGTCAAAGGACTTAACCAGGCGGTTAACAATCTTACCTATGCTTTCTCCTTTAAATACCCCGGCCATCATTTCTTCCCTGATTTCATCCGTAATATGTAATTTAAAAGAGTATGCCACCCAATCTTGGAGCAATTTGCCGCCTACTGGAACATTAACGGCCATTGCCCGGAGCTGAGCCGGACTCACCGACACAAAGTCGAACCCAACTGTCTCGGCAAGTTTCCCGTCAAAACTCAGTATATTCCCATACTCCCGATATGACGCTTCACCAGCGACCGCCGCCGCCTCCTGGATATTGCCGGTCAATTTTGCTTGAATCCCGAACGTCATATCATTAAGCTCAGCGAGCAATGTGTGTTCCCGGCCCTCCGGCAATCTAAAATCCATCATGTCGATCTGGTGTAAAAGCTCGTTGCGTCCAATGTTTAATGCCTTCTGGATTGACTTTAGCGCCTCATCTGTGTAGTTTTCAAGCTGGTATTGCCATGTTATGTTACGATACAAAAGCAATAAATCTTTAGCTCGATCCCCGGAGGACATTATACCATACTCCCTGAACAGACGTGGGATGAAAGTTGCCCGTGAGAAGCGCCGTCTAAGATGGATTGCCAAGAACGGGCCTGTTTGTACTCCTGAATATGAATGTCTTCCGCCTGTGGAGAAATCGCATTTATCAAAGCAAAATCAGGATGTTGAAAAATTGACAATTTCACAGGATTAAACCCTCGTTCCGGTTAAAAATCGACTTGCCATAGCACCGGATGGATTGATATTGTTCTTTATCCGGTCTTCACCAATCGCCTCTTGCTCGTCCTCGATTGTCCGGTCTTGCTGGAGGATCTCCCCTTGCTGTAAATTCCAAAGGAAAGTAGATTCTGATATTCGGCCTGCCTGAACAGCCTGAAGTAATGCCGTTACGTCCTGGGGGGGTAACCTAGTTGAGACAAAATCTTTGTTCACAGATACATGGCAATCTACATCCCTTACTCCAAGCCAAAAACCAACATGTTTTAAAACTTTTGAAAGACCATCTTCAACGTTACCTGCAATATCTGATAATGTTGAAGAATCCCCTGAGCTTCTTAATCGTACAGTTTCAGCAGATTCAACGCCAGGACGTTGCTCTTCAAGTAATCGAGCGCCAACAACTGCCATTTGGGTCTCCAATCTATCAAGGCCCTTTTCAATACTAGCAAGACCTTCTCCACCTGTTTGCAAAAACCAGGACTTTGCATTTGGGTCAACAGTGTGGTGCACAGCCCCTGGACCAAGTGGAATAGGCTTACCTTCCTCAAAATTGAACCCTGCAAAACAGGCCGTCGGGAGTGCAGCAAAATGTAATCCATATTGATACGCAACAGTCAATCTCCAATGACCTTTTAAAATATTTAACAAATCTAAAAGCGGGGGCTTCGAGGGTTCTACAGAGTTTGAAGACGACCCAAAAAACGTAAATGGAACAAAATTTAAAACCCTACCTTTATATTTTGGTATTCTCGGATTTGGTACCTTTGGAGTTGATTGAACTGGGACGAATTCACTGTGTTCAAGACTTGTACTCCGTCTGTACACAGTCACAGTGAAAATACCGTTGTTAAGTTCAAGTTTTCTACGTTGTTCAATAAGTTCAATATCGTCTGGGTCGTCTTCACTGGGTTGCCCAACCATTTCTTTAAGAACAACCTTGTAATCCTTACCAACAACTTTTGATTCAAGAATACTAAGTGCATCATATAGAGCCACATACGGCTGTTCATTTTCATCAATATCCACAAGGATACCCAAACGCCCGTACCCAATAACTTCATCACAAGTTTGTCTTGCAACATCCTTAAACGAAGCCCCGTCTATCATGATATTGTCAAGGATTTTCATTAAGCTTTCAGGGAATTGAACGTCAATTGGTTTCCGTAAAATAGCACCTTTTAACCCCTGCCGGGTACGGGCCAAAGCATTGTACAAAATCCCAAAGGATACGTACTGTTTATATTCTCCTGATTTACGATGTCCCTCTAATCGGGGGGTATGCCGATCACCCGCTTCTTTAACCGCCCGCTCTCCTTCAAAAAAGTCTCTAAGATCTCGATAGTCTTCTGAGTAATTTATTTGCTTTTCTTTCATTTGTTACTCACCGTTTTTACCATGTTGATTGTGTAATCCCGCCTTTCGGTCTTATTGGAAACTCATATGCGATAGGATATGAAAAGGCATCGTTTTGATGGTCAAATCCTGATTTTTTATCGGGCTCGCCGTTACTGTCATATGCCTGCTGTTCAAGGCACCTTGATGTAACTGGGCATGATTTGTTATTGACCCACAAATTGCCTATTTCAAATTGTTTGTTTGTCGATAAGATCCGGTCTTTAACAAATGGGTTTTTTGTTCCCACCATAATTCTGAATCCAGCTTGTCTCAAAAGTGTTATGTCCGATTCTGATGCATTGTTTGTCTTTCGACTGTTCCCGCTTGCATCTGGATAGATTTTAATTTTGTGACCCTGGAATCTCTCTTGAATAATTTTTATCATTGCCGGAGTGTCATAGATGTCTTTTAACTCATCTACTGCGTGCCACCCATTATTTCTCACCACGAATATACATGCGGCCATATGTTCCACGTTGAAATCCATGCCGATATTTAAAACCTCATTCGGCTGGATTATTTCTTTTGAGCTGCATCTCTCCCGGTCATAGTTCCGGTATACTGTCCCGGATGTTAGATTGACAAATCGCCCGTTTAAGTATGCTTCGATCAACTCGGCTGGATATGTTTCCACCAGGGATGGTATATAGTCTTCTGGCAGGTTTGCAGCATTGTCATATGTACTGGCCTGGATCAATCCATAGTTGTGCTTTAGTTCTGGTTTTTCAGATGGCGCTTGAATGAATGTTTGGTATGCAAACTTAAAACCCTCCGGCGTGGTGGTTACATCAACACCGTTTTTAACTCCAGGTATCCTTTTACGCATCCTGGCGATGATCTTCCTCCATGCGATAGTAGCTTTGTCAGTCGGCAACAAATCAATCTCATCAATCATGGCATGGCCGATTGAAAAGCCGATTATGTTTTGTGGCTTGTCCATGGATCTGCAAATGGCTGTCCCCCGGTAAACTTTTCCGGTATAGAAGTGAACCTCTTTGTTACCCTCCTTGATATCAACCGATAGACCCAGGTCAAAAACGGCCTCTTCAATGGTGGGGAAGTAGATGTCCCGAATGTGCCGGAAAGTAGGTGCAAAGTACCCCTGATTGACTCCCGGATGTTCCAGGAAATGGATGCCTGCCGCAAGGCAACCTACCCAGGTTTTCCCCCCGCCATATCCTGAAATAAAGCCTCTGTACTTGTGCTTCATAGCCAAAAAACGACCTTGTGGGAGATTAGCGACCGCTGGCATCTTTCACCTCGATCACAACTTTAACGGGTTGTGCTGCCTGCTCTTCGGTAAGCTCGGCGTCTTGCGCTCTTTCCACATATCCTCTCCCCTTGCCTTTACATTTTAAATGGAATATGGTGGCAGTGGTGTTCCCGTCTTTAATCTGGGTGAGTAAAGAATGTTCTGACAAATCTAAAGACTGTTCGTGGATATCTATCAAAGACTGTTGCAACCTGGGTGAAGAATCAATTCTTTTTCTGATATTTTGATATGAGCAATTCAGTTTTTTTGCGGCGTATGTGATAAACCCGCCTGTGGCTTCAAGTGCTCGTTCAATATCTACAATCCTTAAATGACCCCTTCCTTTCTGAGTTTTCGATCCTGGAGGTCTCCCCCTTTTTTTAGGAACAACCTTTTTATTATCATTTTCTTTCATATCAACCTTTTAACGAGCCTTATTCAAACCTTTATATGCTTCGGCAATATCAATATCAAACAGATCGTCCATCAATAATCCCCCTATTAAAAACATATCGGACAATAGTCCAAAAGTCAAGCCTTAGCCTTTCTATTCTCAGCGCAAGCCCAAACCAGCGCAATCACCCAACCAATGAACGTCCACCCCAGGAGCAAATTTAGCACGGCGATAGCCTCAATTTTTGAATGTCCCCGGCGGTAAGCTTCGATCCATGGTAGGAAATACGACGCTATTACAAAAAACATCCAGAACGTTGCTTGATATTCCATATTATTTCTCCTTTTTTTAAGATACTTCAAAATTATAAACCGAGCCAACGAAGACAAACTGTGACCGGTAGCCTCAGCCTCTTTTTTTAACATCCCTAAGTCATCGACATCAAGACTTGGTAATGTTTTAAAGCGTTACGTGTCTAAACACATACCTGAGCTTTCTCATTGCTTTTGCCTCAATTTGTCTAACAGTTTCCGTAGAAACACCTGTGTCAGGGTGTTGCTGGCTGGTATTCATTATTAACGGTCCCAACTCTTTTAACGTTTTCCCAGAGTACCTTCCCCTTAAAACAAATCTCTCTCTGGTATCTAAACCTTCTATGGCTTTTTCTATCTCCCCAATAGATATGTTGACATTTTTCAGGTCTCCTACTGAACCAAAAATGCCTTCTATAAGCCGCAAATAATCCATGTTTTTATCTGGCTTTAATGTTTCTTTGGATGTGTTTCTTCTTGTGTTTTCTGACAAAAACGCTTCCAGGTCAGAGATTCTATACCTACAAGCTCGGCCCATTTTTATGAAAACAGGTCCGCCCCCCTTGCATGCCCAGGCATCCAGGGTGCTTTTCTTGATTCTCAAATACTCGGCTGCCTCTTCTCTTGTCATTAACTGTGTCTGCATGGTTCAACATCCTTTTTTTTGTTTTCACGCATTAACAACACGCCCGCACTCCGGGCACTCCATGTCACATAGTAATGTTCCACACTCCGCACACTTGCCAGACACACCTGAATAATTCACACGCCTTTTTTCTGAAAGAATTATATCGATTATCATTTCTTCCTTGTCTGGGCGATTGTATTGGTGTTCGGCTTGAATTAACACACCATTGCCGGATCTTTTACTGTTAATCATCTTTATTTTTCTGTTTATATCTCAAATATTCCATGAGTATATGCCGAGCCAACGATGACATGCTGTGCCCGGTATCTTTTGCATGTTTTTTCAACTGCTCCAGGTCGTCAACATCGAGCCTGACCTGGAGGACTCCCTTTTTTTTCATAGGTTCTCCTTGTGATTCTCCCTGGTTTACCCCGGACTGTGCCGGGTTCGTGTTGTCTCTTACTCTTTAAAGACATTATACTCCTTTATAATATAATGCCAACACTTAAAACCATTTTTTTTTTATTTTTTTATATATTCTTCCCGTGTTTTTTAGTCAAAATCCGCAAGGCACCCCAGAATGAGACACCCTGCTCGATCAACTCTTTGAACTCAGCTATAAACCGTTGATATATCATTTTCGCCCCGTAGATCCTATACCGTTGTTGCCCCGGTCTGTCTCTGGCCAGTCAGCTATGTCTTTTTCGATGATTGAAAACTCCAAAACATCCGGCATCCATCCCATGTGCTCCTGATAAAAACTTTCTCTCAAAAAATCCATAAAGCCAGCAGGTCGGAGATGGAAAACCAACTGAGCAATCCGGTCCCCAACCCGGACCCGGAATGGCTCGTTGAGATCCTCATTGTAGAGCTTCACTTTGATCGACCCGGTAAAACCTGGGTCAATAACTCCGGCGTTGCCTGTTTCAATGCTGTGATTAATCGATAATCCAGACCGACCCTGGACAACACCAAACAAAAAAGATGGAATATAAACGTGCAGGCCGGTTTCAATCACCGCTCCACGGCCGGGGAGAATCAGCACATCCTCACCGGATTTTATGTCGTAACCCGCATCATCGCTATACCCCTGGATTAAATTGTTTCCTCGGTGCGCCTCTATCTCGTTGCTCATGAATATCATTGGTTTATTTCCTCTTTGTGAGCCTCATAAATATCTTCAAAAACCACCGGTAACCTCCGGTAAAACTCGGCCAGGACCGGCAGCATGGATTGAACCATTTGCGGATGGGCTTTCGGGGAACATCTTAACTTAAACAGGTGTCTCCAAGTACGCATATTGGCCGTCACCACAATGTCGGTTTTGAGGCTGTTGGGCAATACAGATCTTGCTTCCTGGGGAGTTGCGCGTTGTTTCAATAAATCGAAATAATATCTCTCACACCATTGGCATGCGTTTTTCCAATCATGATATTGAGGCGAATCGATGTCCCAGAAAAACGGCCGTATCACGGTTATCTCATTACCGAACTTTTCCTTTGAGTAATTGCAGTATCGAGTTGAACTCTGGTTGAACGATGCCAACCGGTGACGCACAAGCTCATGGCTCACTCCACGGTCACAAACAAATTCAACCGTTGCGCTGGCCTGCTCCAGCGGTGTTTCATGACCCATTTTTATTAATCGCCTGACAAAATCCTCCGGCGATCCGGTATACTCTGATTGAAAACAAATCCTGCCAGCTCTCTCTATCTGTTCCAGGGCATTTTCCTGAAAAAATGTTACTTTGTGTGATGGTTCTATGATTTTCATTGTTATTGCTCCTTTACTATATCCCCGCCATTTCCGGGAAAAGATCCATTTGTCGATCCTCTTCAGAAAATCTTTGTTCCAGGTCGTGGACTGTTTTCATATCCCGGAACCCCCTACAGTTCTCTATGTCCATTTTTAACATTTTAGCCCATAATTCAGGGCGGTGAGTCCTTAAATTCCTGAGTTCACCAATGCGTTGCAGAGGGCAACAAAAGCATGATACCCGGCCAAACAATTCATAAAGCCCACCCCAATAAAAACCATGATCATAACAATATTTCAGAGCTTCTTTTTCTGAGATATCCCACTCAATTAATGGATAACGCTCCGGCCATTTCTTTTTTGATTTTACCGGAACCCGCTTGCTTTCATCTGCAGCGAAACCTATGCATGATTTGAAATTCTCTTGCTGTTTTAGGTACCTTTCTATTTCATCTATTTTAAGCCTGGTACACCAGCGCCGGAACATTGACGGCCAACCATTACCGGCCCTGGCAGGTTGCCCCTTCATCGGCCCTTTGCGTGCAACTGTTGGTTTTTCATTTAAAACGTATGTGAAAGAGTGTTTATGTTTAAGCCAGATAACCTGAATACCTGTATATTTTTCCAGTTTGTCGATATGATCGATCATCTCAGGGAACTCCCATCCAGTGTCAAAAAACACAACCGAATGAATCGGCTCATTGCGCTCCAGCATCATCAAAAGCATGGCAGTCGAGTCTTTTCAAGTTATCCTCCCGAGAGCGAAACAATATTCATGTTTACTCTCGGGAGATTTCCTTTATTTATAATTCCCATATGGACTTTTAACTCCTATTTTTTTTAGCCTTTTGTGATATTAAAGAAAAGTGATATTATATTATTTATTTCTGTCATATTGCCGCCATATTGCTGCCTTGCTCTAACACATCCACACCTGCAGACATATAATCCAAAACATCCAAAGTCAACGGCTCAAACCTCCGACATCCATGGCAATTAAACTTAATCCCGGTTTTGAGCTGCTGATCAACACAGTATATTCCAAAATGACATTCACCCCGGCGAGTTTGATCAAAAAGAGGTTTGTTTTTAATCTTTCTTCTTGCAGCTTTATTTTTATTCGCAACATTTAACATGTATCGAAGATCTTTTCTGCAAGCACCACAAACCCTTGCTACCCCGCCACGGCTGCCTGTTTTGAAATATGCGCCGCACTCCGAGCACTTATACACTTTTTTGTATCCATGCTGGCCGCAAACGGGACAGAGGATCCTCTTATCTTTTCGTTTTGCTCTTTCATCTTCTGGCATGATGGCGTCGGGTGGGCAGCCATGCCCGCAGGTAAATATGTATCCCATGAAAAATATGTTTCTCATTTTACGGCCTCATCATCCGCCAGGGCGATATAACCCGCCGCATCGACATAGTTGTCTTGGTTGTATCTCTGGCCTGACATTCTGGCTATTTTGAGTAAACCCATCATGATCATGACATCCTCTTTCTCAATAATCACATCAGTGGTTTTCCCTGCTGACAGATACGTACTCCAATATTCGGAAATAATTTCAAACGAATCTTCTGGATTCCCGTATGTATCCTGTCTCTCGCCATTTATTACCTCTTTTGCTTTGTCGAGACATGAACCACGCATATTTGCTCTCCTTGCCCGGTTTCCCGGGCTTTGGGTTGACTTTAAAACGGAATACTTGAACCATCACCACCCTGCGGCCCCTGCTGATACCCTGACTGCGGCCCCTGCATTTTATCGTTCTGATAGCCCTGGTTTTGGGGTTGGTATCCCTGCTGTGGTTGCTGGTTATTTCCCTGGTATCCTTGGTTTTGCTGCGGTCGCTGGTTCTGCTGGCCCTGCTGCTGTCCGTCACTGATCAATGTAAAATTATTCACGATGAAGTTAGTAAAATACTTTTTAACCCCATCTTTTTCGTACTCGCTCGGATCGAAATTTGTCTCAACTGCAAGACTTTTGCCTTTCCCGGTATATTGAGCCACGGTCTCAGCACGTTTGCCGAATACGATCAGCTTTACCCAAATGGTATCGCCGTTGAATTTTCGGACTGCCAGGCTATTTTTGGCAATCGCTTTGCCGTCCTGGGTATATGTCGTTTCCCAATCTCTGCCGAGTTTTCCTACGAAGTTGCATGAGTTCATACTATCTGCCTTTAGGCCGTGAAACCCAATGCTTTAGCTTTGGGATATGAGCCTTGCTTTAGCAGGTTTCCCTGCTGTTAATAAGAATACAAGTATCCATCGGAAGCTTGAACTACTTTGCAATATCTCCATCCAATGCCTTGTACTGTCTTGGTCCCAGTTTTAATATTGAAGGACCCACTGGTTCTTACTGCTACTCTCCCTACGTAGGTGCCTACTTTTACTCCACCTGTTACTATTGCTTTGATTAAGTCTCCTGTTTGAAAGCCTCTTATCTTTTTACTTCTGGGTTTAGACTTAGTCCTTGGAAACCCATACTTATTGACCTTGCACATTTGTCTACTGCCGTGGCCCATAGCTCTTACCTTTAAAACCTGATTATGTGCCTGATAAAGTTCTACCGGCGTGCTTTTACCCACACATGCAGCATCTATCCAATGCTCTTTGGGCAAGTTCCTCTTTTTTCGGTTGAACTTTGTTAAGCCTCCTGAGCCAGTCTCTACTGGTAGCCCTAGTCGTTTGAGTGTTTTGAATAGAAACCATCGTGTGGCATTTACAGCAGCAGCATCCTTAAGAGGTCGCTTAGTCTTAGCTAATATACTATTTAACAGCTCAGGCCTTGTGCTTAAATACTGCTCTATTGGTAGGCTGCCCTTCTCTTGATTACATTGAGTACAGGCTATTGTTAAGTTACTAATCCTATTAGAGCCACCTCTGGCCCTGGGTTGAATATGCTCAACCTCCAAAGGTGTGTCTGTCTTACCACAGTAGACACAGGCTCTGCCCCACTTCTCAAGTAAATACTCTTTCACCTCAAAGCCCATCAATTCCCCCTGCTGGTACTGCACACCAGCTATGCTATGGTTTTCCATGAGCTGAGTGTCAAACCGTACAAGCTCCATAGATATTGCTTGTACATTGCATACCTTTCTTAACCTATTTACCCAGGTCTCAATGTTAAATACCCTGCTCTTAAGAGATGGAGGTAGCCAACCCTTAGGCACTGAGCGATTGAGAAACCTTGGCTTTCGGTAGCGGGTTGTTCTGTTTCTTCTGCTTCTTCTAATAGCTCTTCTGGAATCCAGTAAACTTTTAATTTTGAGCCCCCTGTGTTCCAGTTCCATAGCAAATACTATCTCACCTGTATTGTCATTCACTACGGCTATACCAGTGGTTCTACTGCCTGGATCTATCTTAATTCTTAACTTTTCAGGTTGAGCCTCAATGGGCTGCCCCTCTTTTAAAATAATAGTAAAAGGGTATCGCTTAAACACAGCAGCCTTCTGCTCACTAAGCAGCAATCTGGCCTCTGCTGGATGTACTGGATCTACTGGTTCTTTAAGTGTGTTCAATACAAATACTTTCAAAATTGCCTCCAATTGCTTGGGTAAAGTTTGCCTTGCTAATGTTAGTACCAGGTTTGGCGCAAGCAGCACTGGCTTAACCCTTACACCTGTTTAACTGATTGCCGTAGAGCCTGGAGCTGGCAAGCACTCCAAGGTACCTATTTCTGGTCTAACGTAGGCCCGGGTTAGTGGACCTTAAGCGGGTCAACATAAGGCTTTTGCAAGCCCTAAGCCTTTAGGCTTGGGTAGTTGACGTTTGATTTTTCCTTTTCTTACCGTTCTGGTTGATTATTTGCCGTCAAATTTTAAATTACAGGGTTGCGCCTATACGCTTACCCTCGTTTGTCTTACTTGCCTTTGTTTGGAGGCAAGAAACGTCTTCTACTCCACAAGCACTCCTTCTAAAAGAATCTCAGTCCTGGGGTTTTCCCCGTATCGCTTAATAGCTTTAATGCCCACTATCTGAGCATCATCCCGAAAAAGGATCTCGTTAAAACAATCACACAAAAACTTAATATAATTGTCAAGATCCGGCTTTGTTGCAGGTAAAGCAGGGGCAGATGGTTTCAGCTTCCCGCTGTTGCGCCCGGTCCCATAGTGACTTTTGGGCCTGGACTTAGTTGCAATCATTGTCATGCGGATTGGGCCATCAATAGTTTTTCCGTTTGCCTGAGCTAATACTTGGGCAATAAACTTTCCCTCTTCGGTCTCCTGGGTGTTGTATGTTTGGACAAATTTACCCCGCCTGGCAAACCTTGGCCTTGCCTTAGCAATGGGTTCCCCTGGCACAACAATCTTGATCATCGCTTCCTCCTCCGTAGATTTAGAATTTAAACTGTGTCCTCGTTTCATATGTTCACATCCTGGTAAAAATATGACGTCTCAGGTCTAAACAAAACCTTCTCTCTCCATGGAGACCCATGACGATTAAGTGCAAGGTTTAAAATTGCCTTACCTTTAAGCGCCGCAGCTTCGTGTTCGTCTTTGGCGTACACTTCCGGCCTGTAGACAAAAATCACAGCGTCTGAATCCTCTTCCAAGCTCCCTGTCATTTTGAGGTCTGATGGAATTGGCTCTTTGTTGTTGCGCTTTTCCAGTTCTCGGTTAAGCTGAGCAAGCAGAAAGATCGGAACCCCAAGCTCTTTTTTGAGAATTGCAAGCTGGTTGGTGTTGCTCTCATACCGCCCGAACCGGTCCTCTCCAGGCTTGCCCTTGATCTGGGATAGTTGGTCGATAAAAAGCACTTTACAACCAGCTTTGACCATTTTCCGGCATTTGCGTTTCACATCCTCAATGCCGATTGACCCTGAATCATCCATCATAATCTTGCAATTCACAGCCATGGATCCGGTAGCGTTCATAATACTTTCAAACTCCTCAGGAGATAGGCCCTTGTATTTCCCGAATTTCTGCGAATCTACTTGTGACTCCTGGGCGATCCACTTATCAATTATTTCAGAACCTGGCATCTCGATTGACAAGATCCCAGTCTTAATCCCCATTGAATCCATGTTCCGCATAATCGTTATAGCCAGCGATGTTTTCCCGGCTTTAGGTCTCCCAGCGACAACGATTAATTTAGGACCCCGGATAGACAGACACCTGTCGATGTTCGGGAATCCGGTAGGATAACCTCGGCCCTCATGTGAAGTATTAGCAGCCTCGATCCTGTCTAAGTGATCGTCCATCATGTCTCGAACATTTTGGATGTTGTCTTTATGGTCAGTGGTCTGGATCTTCATTGCCTCGCTCTGCAACATTTCAAGCACCGCCTCACCGGATTCACCCCGGAGAGCTGCGTCTTGGATTCGTGCGGCCACTGCCAGGACTTGACGATTAAGGGCCAAGTCTTTGATTGTTCGAGCATACGCTATAGTATTTAACGCCATCGGTGCAGAGTCTGCAATTGAGGCCAGATAGGCGGCCCCGCCTATTTTTTCCAGGTCTCCAGATTTCTTGAGCCAGGTGGCTACGGTCACAAGGTCCACCGGGTTGTCTGTTTTGTAGAGCGATGTCATGGCCTGATAGATTTTGCCGTTGGCTTGTTTGTAAAAGTCTCCAGGTTTCAGGCTGAGTATGTCTTCAAACGGATCATTGTCGATCAGCAGTGCAGATATCAGTGCCTCCTCGGTTGCTATGTCATGTGCTGGTGTCCGTGTTAGTAGTGTTTCCATAATCAATCCATCCCGTATTTTTTTAGAATTTCTTCAGGGGTTGAATGTTTAAAATATTTCAACAAAGTAGAGATGGTTGGGAAAAACCTCTCGGAGACGATTACGTCTTCTATCGTTTCAATGAAAAAATCTTCAGAGATTCTTGTTTTTAATACCCGCCAATAGACCTGGATCGTTTCTTTTTTGATGTCTGTGCTGTAAGCCGCTTCCAACATTTGCATTCCATCACGATATGTTTTTTCTGTTAAAGTGCCCATTTTTCAATGCTCCCTTTTTGTGTGTTGTTTCTGTTTATGTAATTGCCGTTTAAGACCTTGGTAAAGTTTGAGGGTTTTACAAGCCAGTCCAAAGAGCAGGTAAAGGGCTTGTCTGTTCTTCCCATCAGAAAATCACTGTCACGCACTGATTTGAAAAAATTCTCCCACCACGTCATATCTTGCCTGTCTTTAGACTCATTCCATCGTGACTTTGTGTGTTTATCAAAAACTTTGTTTCTGTTTGTGCAGGTAACAAGCTCTGGTAAAAGGCTGTTGTATAACTCTCTAATTTTTTCATGTGGGCAGGGGGTTGAAACCTCTGGTTTCGACTTATCTTCTTCAGAAGATATATATTCTTTACATTCTTTACATTCTTTACATTCTTGTTTGTGGTTAGTTGTTGGTTGGTTGTTGGTTAGTTGTTGGTTGATTTGCTGGTTGATTTGGTTTTTTTCTTGTTGGTAAATACCCCAATTTACAATACTTATTATACTGAATTTGTTGGTTGTTTTGATGGTTAGATTTTCGAGCTTTTTTAAGTTCTGAACGCACGTTCGGATTGTTTGTTCAGAGATTTTTAATTCCCTGGAAGCAGCTTTCCTACCGAAAATAAAGTCTCCAGGTTCAAGGGTTACCATCTGCATTCCCACCATCTGCTCCCTTTTTTTATGTGTTGCTTTAAGTAGACACCATGTCCAAAAAACCCATAATTTATGATTCTGCATCATCCCCGAGTCAGTTGATTTGCGCCATAATTTGACAAAACCTCTCTCCATGGTAAACACACTCCGGGTTATTTATCGCCAGACTGAAGAGCCAGTATATGTTTCTTAACAGTCTTATAAGTCAACCCGGTGTCACGACAACAAGAAGATATATAACCCCCTGGGTTCTTGACAAACCAGGCCCGAACCTTGGCCTTATTTTTTTTGCTCAATTCTTTTTTATTTTTACCTCTGCCGTCTGCTACTTTCATTGCGATTATTCCTCCTATATGGTTAACTCCTATTCCAATATATACTACAAAGTAAATCCCCTGTCAAACAAAAACAAAAGGGATTCTTACTATCAAATCTTCAACGCCCGCTCCCTGTCTATTCGTGATATGCGCCCATGATTTCCATGACAGGCCCAACATGCTGTGTTAAGGTTCTCTATGGTGTCCTTGCCACCCTGTGACTTATGGACGACATGGTGAGCATGTAATGAGCAGTCTAACGGATCATTTATCGGTGGGAACATCCGAAAACAATATTGGCAAACATATTCATCCCTGATAAATACCGCCTGAACAAGATCCCGATCCAGTGACCGCCTGAGCCGGGGCCGCTTTTTTGGTTTTGGGTATGGTTTAATCATCTTGACTCCCTAAAAAGTTTCTCCAGGTCAACACCCTGGGTCTCAGGATCGGTGAGGCTGACACCTTTTTGGGTCCAGTATCTTTGCAAGTCTGTTAGGTACTCAGCATGTTGTCTAACCGTCATATTTTTGACGAAAACATACTGAGTACAAAACTGTTTACAGCATTTACCAAAATTTGGATAATCTTTTACCGTTTCGATAAAGAAATTATAAATTTCTCCAAAAAGTACATCATCCCTTTTTAAGATCGGTAATGCAAACTGCCATTTACAGGCCAGATCAACGGTTTCTTTTGTGTCGTATCTGCCCAGACCTGAATTGGCTATTTCTCCCATCCACATCCAACGTAATCGCCTTTGCTTTGCGGTTGACGACTTGTCAACCTTTTTAACAATGACTTCCATCGTTCCGTCAATAGGTAGTTCTCCGACCAGCGATAATGCGTACCGCTGTTGCTGGTCGGAGGTGATGATTATTGTCTTCAATTACCAGCTCCTGACCACATCATCCAAATCGCCAGCAAGCGCAGTCAGCGTATTTTGCACCCACATAACAGCGGATTTGCCCTCTTTTGATTTGCATTCTGGCATCTTGATTGATTCGATCTGTGCAATCAAAGATGTCAACTTTTCTTTGTCTGGTTTCAATAGTTCGATCCGGGCAGCCCGTCTTTGATCAAACTCTTTGTTGATCTCACAAGCTTCGTTCAAATCTGCCATATACCACTCGGCACCGATAGATTCACACTTGCGGATGCGTTCAGCAAATGCGGCCTTTTCAATATCTGCGGCAATCCGGTCTTTTTCAGCCTGGATTGCCGCTTTCTCATCTTCAATCGCCTTGCGTTCTGCGGCCATTTTTGCGGCTTCTGATTCACGTTCGGCCCTGGACTCTGCATCTGCCTTAGCTTGTGCTGCTTCGGCTTCTTTACGAGCCTTTTCCTGCTCTGCTGCAATCTTTGCGAGCCTGTCGGCTTCGGCCTTGTTCGCTGCTTCAATCTCAGCCTGGGCTTTTTGATCTGCCTCAAATTTCAAAGTCCGGTCAAGGCATGCCTGGACAATCTCAATGTCTCTTTTTTTTGCGGCAAGGGCATTTTCTGTGAACTCTTCGAAAAATTCAGGTTCAACCGGGAATGCCTCAAGATCGCTCAAGAGTTCCTGGACCCTGGGAGACGGCAATCCGTATTCCTGGGCAGTAGCCGTGATATTTCCCATGCGGGTGATTTCGGAAAGGATTGCATCGGTTCTGGCTTTTTCAGCAGCCATTTTTTCAGCCTTGGCAGCTTCGGCAACCGCTTCAACGGCCTTGATTTTTTCGTCAAGATTGTTCTCGGTCGGTAAGAGACGTTCAATCAATGATTCGGCCATGGCCTTGTAGTCTTTTTTCTTCTGATTCAGATCGGAATTAAGCTCCTTGTGGCGGCGCTGAATCTTATACCTGATATCACGAACAGCTACCCTTGCCTGCCGGACATCTGTTTCTGTTTTGCTGTCCACGATTTCAAGTCCCTGGTAGGTTTCAATTTCTTTGAACACCGACTCGGAAAGATCAAACAGGGTTACGGCTTTGGATTCTTGAATGGGGATTACTCTTGCTGTTGCGGTCATGGTGCCTCCTATACTGCTAATTTTTTGACAAGCTGGTTAACATCAAAACAAAACTCTTCAAGGGCCTCCAAGATCAAGGAGCAGAATTTTTCGTCACGCTCAACCTTTAGGATTAGGGGTTTGATGCCAGGATAAAATGACATGAAATGCCAATGGTCGAATCCACATACGGCCATACTGCCTTGAACCTGACACCGATATTTCGTTGGTAATGTTCCTTTTGCCAAGTATTCTATATGTGTTGATAAAAGAGGACATTTTATCTCAACCCCTGCGTCCTCACCTATCAAGAGACCGTCTGGGCTTGCGTGGAAGAGTTTTAATTCATCTCGGTAAACCATTCCGACTTCCTCAACCTTGTTGCCAGTCATCAGAGTGAATAATTGTCTGGCCTTTGGTTCAAGCTCTATCCCTCTTGCCATTGTTGCATTAGAATACGACTCTTCTTTTGCTCCGAGTAATTTTTCCCCGGCCATCTGGTAAAGATACGACTGTCTCTGTGTTGATTTTTTACCTGTTGATGTGATTATTTTGTCCAGACTTGACATGCCGGGAGATCCAATTCTGAGCATGTGCCATTCTTCAGTTCCCTGTACGGTTTCTCGGTCAACGATCATTTAACCCCCTTTGAAATTCGGTCAAGCTCTGCCACAATCGCATTAAATCGGTTTGCCGGGATCTGCTCAACGGTTGAGACTTCCAGATATTTGAGGTAATCGGCGTGGTCAACGTTAGCGGCGTTCATCATGTCAATAACCTGGGACACTTGTTTTTCATCAAGGGTGGCAACCGGAGCCACCGGCATTCCGTCATTATCCTGATCTTGAGTTGCAAGGCCAGTCAGGGAAAGCAGGGTATATCGTTGCAGGTAAGATATGGTAGACCCTATGGCCTGAATATTGTTTTTTGCCCCACTGGTATCAGCAGGGGCCGTCAATGATGTGCTTTCAGAATGTCCGAGCATGTGGGTGATGGTGCAGGTAATTTTAATGGCGGTTCCGTTTTGCTCTGTTGCCCATGCTGCGGAAAGACCGTGGGCACCCAAACCGGAATTGATTTTTTCAGTAACATTTCCAAGAGATGCGTGGGAGTAATTTGTTTTGTTGTAAGATACCTTGCGGTCTTTTTCGATCTTGGGAGGATCAACCTTGAATGCTGCCATAGCCTTGACATATGCTTTTTTGGCCTCGTTCGCTTCCCACCGGATCTGCAAATCCATCATTTTTTCAAGCTGGCTTAAATCCGCACCTTGACTTATTGCCATGGTCATCATTGCCATAGGTGATTGATCGGCAGCCGTTGGCATATTATTGTTCCGTTCAACGATTTCAGTGCTCATGCAAACCTCCTAACACACCCGGTCCCCGCAAAAGTCAGCGGCTCATCATAGTTGGGCTCGTCATACTCTCGTAAGATGTCTTCAACATCCGTAGATAAGACGTTGAGATCAATATGGCCCATGTGATCCTCCCGGACACAATCCACCGGGCGGCCGTCGATCAGGATATTGATTTCCATATTGGCGATTATGTTTTGCGCTCGCTCTTCAATAAGAGACTCTATTGCCCTTGTTAGCTTTTTCATTACTTATCCTCCCTTATTTTTAGTTCACAAATTGCCTTAATCTCACCGAGCAACTCGGCGATCTGCGCCGTGGACACATGGATGTTTTTGTTATTGAGAAGATTCATAATCTCCTCAATTCTCTTATTTATTTCTTCCATTACCTGCCTGCATCCTTTTCCTTATCAATGGTGATTATCCCCCAGGCCGCCCCAGCAAAAAGGCAAAACCCGAAGGTTGAGATCAAAATTTGACTCCCCATGGTTGGAGCCTCAGCTCCGCATAAAATCAAGCCTATGACAGCATTTGCCGCCAAAATGTTCATGAATATTTTTTCTTTCATTTTACTCTCCTTTTTTTAAAAACCCCAGGCTTTCAATGGTCTCTTATATATAAACTGAATCCCTTTAAAGATTTGTAGTTTGTTTTTGCCTGGGGTTTTAGTGTTCGGCTTGACTGAGGATCAAGCTATTGTAATTGTTACCCTGTTTTTTTAACTCTCCATCCGAACCTCCTTGGTTAAGTTATTGTTTATCTCTTGCCGTTTCCAGGAAAAACTTGTTTCAGCGGGCCTCTAAGACCCTGTGTCGTCCTGTTGTTCCCCAGTGTTAATTTCAAGATACATGATAAAAAAAACGGTGTCAAGCCATTTGTTGCCTTTTTATTATCATTCTATTGCCCTACTATTTTGTTTGACAAGCATGCCGAGTTGATATATTATTGTACTCAAACATAAGGAGATAAAAAAATGGAAAAAATGATGACAAGGAAAGAGTTTGCCAAATATTTGAACATATCAATAGATGTGATTGATATGTTGAGATCCGAAGGCATGCCATGGATACAAGTTAGGACAAGAGTAAGAATCCCTGTAGACCAGGCGGTTGCCTGGATGCGGGATCGGGCTGTAAATGGATACAAAAAGGAGGTGATTGATTGAATAAGGACATAACTCTATCCCCTAAGTTGGAAGAGATTGCAATCAAGATAGATGCCAACGGCAAAGCTGCAATCGAAAACATCCTCACCGTCGGGAAACTGCTTTGTGAGGCAAGGGAAATGTTGCCAGCAAATAATGAGTTTGGCGAATGGCGGGAAAAAAGATTGTCTTGGATGAGTAGAAGAATGGCAAATCACTGGATGAACGTCTTTAGAAATAATGGTGAAAACCTGTTGGGAAATAATTTCCCAACGACCGTAATATACGCACTCACCGCACCAGAAGTCCCCGAGTCAGCCCGTGAAGAAGCCCTCGAACACGAATCCTTGACAGTTAAACAATCCAAGGAACTTGTCCAGGCCCATAAAGACTTGGAAGATCTCAAAGCCGAAAACTTACGTCTTAGAGATGACAAAAAAACCCCAGAACCGGCCAATCTGGATAATCTGATTCCGGCATTAAAGGAAATGCTCGACGATGGGTTAATCATGCCAGCCATGGCTCGCAACCTCTCCACCATGACTAATGATGGCCAACGTGCATGGGTTACTATTCATACTCAAAAAATGTCTGCTGAACGGCAACTCAGCGAAAGAGATCTGAGAATTAAAGAACTGGAATCCCGACCGGAACCGGAACCCACGATAATCGAAAAAATAATTGAGGTGATGCCGGAAGGCTCCGAGCAAAAAATCAAGGATGCCGAAACCAAGATAAAACAGGCAGACAAGATCCTCAAATCAATGGCGGCATTGCAGGCAAAAAAAGAAGAGGTGGAGGCAAAGGCTGAGTCTCTCAATTCAGAGCGCAACGAGCTTGAAAGAAAAATCAAAGCTCTTGAAGCAAAAGAGCAAACAAAAACACCCGGTGCAATAGATGATTCAAGAGCTATCAAACTTGCCCGTATCGTCAAAGAACTCGATTGGATTTTCCCGGATATTTTAAAGGAGGCAGAATTGTCCGGTGGCTACATGCCAAAAAGCAAAGAAGAGATTGGCGAAATCATACGTCGCTGGTCGCAATTATTAAGTCAAATAGATGGGCAATCCGTCATTGACATTTAAAAAGGGAAAAATTATGGATTTTAAGAAAGAACGCGAACTCGAAGAAAAGTATCTCCCAGTGTTGGCATATGTAGAAGCCGGTAAGCTCCTTGCTGATTCTGAAATCACCGCAGGCAAACTCAGAGGTGCGTTGACATCTTTTTGCCGAAAAGAAAAATATGAAAGACCGTCTTTGTTTACGGAAATGGAGAATGAGTTTGTACCTGATTTTCTGGATTGGTGGTGGGAGACGGTTCCCGAGTTTCACAAATTGCTCAATGAAAACAAAACAAGAATAGCTGCAAGTGAATACTTGGCGTATGTCAATGTTTGGAAAGCCAAATTTAAAAATCATGAAATACTAACAGACGCTTGCATTATTCAGGCATCAACAATGTTGACCGTTAAAAATTCCTTGTCGGCATCAGTTACAGCGTGGTTGTCCTATAATAAGCGGATCAATCGAATTTCCCAGGCAGATATTACGAAAGTTTTCCCAGAGATGTTTCAAAGCTTACTCCCCATTATTCACGGTATCCAGTCGGGCATCATCACGCAACCGAAAGGAACAAGAATCGAAGATGCAGCCCGGTTGCTTGGATCTTTTTACGCCGGACACCCGGCAACAATAGGGTTGTCTCAAAGCTTGAAGCAGATTGAATACGTAAATCAAACAGTAGACCAGACCGAGACCATCCACGAACAAGAACTGGTCCACTAAATAGATCACCACCCGAACCCCCACCTCCTTTACGCTCGTACCCGTCCGAGTGTATCCGGTCCTCGATCTCGGGGTTCACATACCATTACGGCGGCAAGGTCCGGAGACGGGTTTTAAAAAAAGGAGAAATGGCATGAGTCCAGCAGAACACGAGAAATTTATCAACCGGCAGTGCAAGGGCAAACGCAGGATCACAAGTCGATCAAAGGCCCGAAACATTGCGGCTAAAATGTCCCGCAGGAACAAGACACAATTCGCTGCATATCAATGTAAAATATGTGGCTACTACCATGTGGGCCATGCAAAAACACCTTTTCGGCGGTTCATGTTGACGCCTCACCGCCGGGAAGAGCTGGAGGCTACAATATGAAAAAATCGCTCAAAAAAACAACCGAGATAGCCTTGATTTATGCAATGACCGATTTCACCAAAACACCACTCAATGGCAGGTTAAACGGCATGGCAAAGCGCCTGCGGAAGTTGACATACAAAGAAATTAAAAAACTCCCTCATTTCGACGATGACGAACTGGCTCAGGCAGAAAAGGTTTTGAAACAGTTTGAGATTGAGTCCGGGTGGAAAGGCAAGGGTAGACACCTCATGACCCTGGCATCATTCGCTCTGGAATTGTTGGAACATTCAGAATTTACATTTGATCCTAAAATCCAAGAAATATTGATCAACATTGTAGATCATTTTGACAGAGCAGGCAATGTTCCAAGCCCGTGTTTTTGGTCCGGGGCGGTGGCTGCTGAGAAGTGGATTAAAATTATGGAGACGGCATGAAGAAAATACATTTAGGGTGTAGTCTATTAACGAATACTATTTATGCAGGAGAGGAGCAATAAAATGGCTAATTGGAATAAAAGATTTATAAACCTTGCAAAGTATTATGCCAATTGGAGTAAAGATCCTTCAACTAAATGTGGGGCGGTGATAACCAAAGGCAAGCGCCAGATCTCCCAAGGGTTCAACGGCCTACCCCAGGGGGTGATTGATTCCCCTGAGCGACTCAACAACAGGGATGTTAAATACCCGATGGTAATTCATGCGGAGGTGAATGCTATTCTATTTGCAGCACAACCGCTACATGGGTGCTCGATTTACGTTTGGCCCATGGCCCCCTGTGCTCGGTGCGCAGGATTGATCATTCAGTCTGGAATTAAAACTGTGTTTGCCCCGAAAGCAACACCGGAACAGTTAGAGCGATGGGGTGCGGAAATGGAAATGGCAAACCGGATGTACTACGAGGCAGGTGTGATGTTTAGTAATGTAAAAGGAGAATGAAATGGGGTGTTCTTGCTCAATATCGATTGATCATGATGGCGGGCCGTCATGTTATAAGGAAAAAATCAGAACCGCCCGAAAAAAACATCGCTGCGGGGAGTGTTTAGGATATGTCAACCCTGGTGAACAGTATGAATATATATCTGGAATATGGGATGGAGACCCTGCGACCTATAAGACATGCCTTGATTGCAAAAGCTTGAGAGATGTTTTCTTTGATTCCTGGATATATAGGCAGGTGTGGGAGGATTTTTTTGATAATTTTTATCCTGATGACATTCCGGAAAAATGTCTTGCAACTTTAACGCCGTTGGCCAGAGCTAAAGTTTGTGAATGGATAGAAGATAGTTGGGAAAAAGAATACTAACCACCAATAAAATAATACACCGGACGAGCCGGGCGTCGAGTATCGAATCACAGTTGAAAAGATCGAGGAGCAATAAAATGGCAGACTTGTATTTAAAAGAATTACAGGATTTATTAGAAATTCGTGATGGCGTCCTCGTACACAGGGGTGCTGATAGTGCCGACGATGTGGTCGTTGCAATAGAGATAAATGATACAGACGCCGGGGTAGTTGAATACTCATTCACCGTCGAAAAGATCGAGGAGCAATAAAATGGAGCCAATCATAATTTGCCCGAAGTGTGGATGCCAGATAGGGATGGGCGACTCGACTACAACAAAAGACCGAGACCGATTTCTGAAACTTTTGTTAAAGATGGACCTAATATACCAGGATTACCCAATCAAGGAAACATTAGCAAAAAAGGAGGAACAAAATAAATCTATCACACAATCTGCTAAAGAAGCCTTCTCAAAAATCCCTAAAGAAGCCTTAAAACTCATGATCCTGGATTCGCCGCCTACAATAAAACATAAAGGAATTATTATGACACAGAAAAAGCATAACCTACTTACAGAAGAAGACCCCAAAGCACTCTTTAACACCCACCAAGCAACCGTGCATTTGGATGAGATACAGGCCATGCTTGACGATGGTCTTTCCGTCTATATCGAAATTAATGCTGATATTACAAGGAGGCGGCTATATGACTTAGCTATAAATACTGATATGGGGACTATGGCAGGTGACATTATTAAACTTACCAGGAATAGTATCACAGATATCCTCGGAATCCCGATGATTAACGCACAGAATTACGTATGGTCAACGGATACTTACCGGGCTATAATCCCGGTGAAGCCAGAGGAGGTTTTTTCAGGGTGTTCTAAATGCGCTTTCGATAAGTCTGAGTGTCACGATATCGATTGTTGTGACTATTATTACGAGTACCGTCAGGTGATAACAGACGAGTACCGTCAGGTGATAACAGACGGGCATAAGGTGCTGTTGGCAAAGTTCATGGGGAGTAAAAACTTAGGTAAATACCAAGGAGAAGAGGACTGCACACCGGTTGAGATCATGTGTACTGAAATAGATAACATGAAGCGGGACGATACAGTTTTCTTTATTAAATTCAAGGAGTTCGAGGATTGTGATTCCTACAGTTTACCCTTGAACGATATGATGATGGAGTACTCCGGTAAGTTATTCATAGTTAACTCTGGAACTAAAATTGAGGTATTCAATCTGACCACCCCAACGATATTTTTCAAGGGTTTCTACTGGCCTATTGATACCTTCACTGTTCTTGTACCAGGTACTCCGGAGTCCGGTCCTTGTTACTCTATCCCATGTGGATCAGGTATGTACGTGGAGCGTACTCCGGTCTGGCCTGCGGAGGAGGAGGCTTTATGAGAAAAATAACGCTTGGGGAATTTGCCCGAAGTCCCTGCCAATTAGCAGAGGAGGACTGGGGTAAATTTGTGAGGGCATATAATTCGACAGAAGGCAGGCCTTGTAAGTACAGGTGTACCTATTATCATGGTGGTAGCTGTAGATCACTATGGGTAATATGCAGAGCGTATCGCGGCTTAGAGAGGAGGGGTTCACCACAAGAATGAGCGGTACACACTGTGCGGTTGATTAACTAAACTAAATCCCCGACTCGTAGTTATGTGGGTCGGGGGATTATTATTATGCTTTAAAATCAGGATGTCCGTGCAATGTCTGGACTATCCTCACCGCCGTTTTAGCTCTGGCTATCTGGCTATCATATTTTGATATCCCCGGGATTGATTCGATAATCTCAAACATTTCATCAGCACTCACAACCAGAATATCCAAGATTGCTTTATTTTCCCCTGAACTCTCCAGATGTTTTTCTCTTGCAAACAGGTAGGCTTTTTCGATTGCAACGAGTCTTTGCAGATCGTCCGTCCCAATCTTTGGCAAGATTTCTGGGTCTGTGACAATTATCTTTACAACAAGATAAATGGTATCGGTTGTTGTAAGGATTTTATCTCCCTTGCCTTTGAGTATTTCGTTGCATCCCACTATGCAGACTGTCATCACTACAAACACTATTGCCATCAACATTACTTTTTTCATTATTTTCTCCCCTTAAAGTTAATTGCGCAACCCGTAGTCTCGCCCGGGCAAGATTATAACAAGACTTGCTTGTCATTTTATTTCTGCCTTTTTTGTAGTGCCTCCACCCCAACAGGTTTACTCCCGTTTTAATCGCCTGGGCTTCAAGGATCCTTGCTCCTCTAAATCGAGCCATACAGTACAGAGCGTAATCTGCTTTTAAACGTCCTATATCAGGTCCCTCTACGCTATAGAACCAATCATGTACAACAGTAGCCTCTCCAGCTGGGCCAGCCATGGGAGGGCAAATAGCCCACAGCAATCGAATATTTGAAGCCCCATCGAACACAAAGCCCATTGGAATTTCATAGATCTCCCCGTCTATAATAAAAACAAATGGATCGGTTATCACCCACAGTTTGTTTCCGAGTCGATCCGTGCACAGGGATGAAAGGATATCAATCTTCAAGGCATTCCAACCGATGGGCTAATCGTTCAGCTCTTGCGGGGGAATCTGCTCTCCAGAGTTTTGAGTCCCTCAACTCCTTCGCAGCCTCTTTCCAATCCAATTTGTGGATAGCTTTTATCATCCGCTTAAAGCCAGACAATCCCCTCCGCCCTAATTGATGTCTCAGGTTGATTAAAACATGCTGGGCTTCAACCGGGAAATCCAGGAAGCCAGGGAACATATCTTGGAGATCCCAGCGTGCGGTGTCAATATCATTATCCAGCAGAAACAATGCTTCTCGGCCTGAAATGCCTTGTATTTCCAACGTCCTGCCAACTCCTATAGTCAGGTGCCCCGCTGTGCATCTGTAGGGTTTAAGCTCTACTCCCTCATCCCTGATCAACTCATTTATCAACTTTTGGTGATTCATTTTCCCCCCGCTATTCCATTTGCGATTACTCCGATGAACATTGTAATGATAGCAGCCCACAGCCATTTTATTTGTGTAGATAAGCTATGCACCTCGCATTGACTTTGCTTTTCCAACATCGCAGCTTGAGACTCAAGGATTCTGGTAAACACTCCATCCGGGTCATGTGTAAGATCTATTTTACTCCATAATGATGCAATCTGATTTTGCATGTTACGGATCTCACTATCCTGCACAGCTAACTGCACGAGAGTAGTTTCCATCCTGTCTAATTTTTTACCATGTACTTGTAGTTTATCAAGGATCATTTTAGTTTCGGGCATTAGTTAGTGGCCTCTCCGCTCAATCATTTCCTCATATCCCCTGGGGGCTTTAATAACGTCACCTTTTTCAAAACTATCCCCTTCAGGGGGGAGATTAAGGTGTGTGCAACCTACAAAAAAGAAACATATAACCAAAATCAATTTGTTTATCATCTGCCATAATCCAATTTTCGCCATAGCCTATCCTTGCACTCAATCCCTGTCCAAGTATATTGACTATCATTAATATTAAATACTCGTCTATGTCCAATAATATCTAAAACAAAATCTCCCCGATCAGTATGTACGATAGTAACTGCATGGCCGCTGGGGACATGATCCCATACATTACAAGTGGCAATATATGATGGGATGTTTTTAGATTTTAGATCCGCCTGCTTTGCCAAGGCTATGTTTTTACAATCCCCCCGGAAATCCGGGGGAATTGCCCAGTGGAAAGGCTTACTGTCATCATAAATCATGTTCCGGTTCCAGTAGGCATTAGTTTCTTGTATTTCCGTCCAAACGTTCGGTGTCAAGACTATATCAAATTCTCCACGGGTGTGGGGACCGGAAGAGACACACCCCACAAACAATAGCGCCATCAACATTACGATTTTATATTTCATTCTATTTTCTTCCAACCTGCTGGGTAAGTAGCAGGACTCCATACGTTATTATCTATGATTGATAGCCATATACGACCATCAAACGACACCAGATCCCCCTTATTGTAAGGATTATGAGCGCCCTGAGGCTGTACCCAATCTGATATAACCGAGTCAGGTACCACCCTTGAATACAAGGCAGATACACCCTCACTACCAGGCGGATAGATAGCCTGGGATGTATGGGTCTGATTCACTTTGTATAGCTCAGCATTGTGCTTAATAAGCGACCCAATCAGGTACTCTGTATCCTCTGTCCATGCAGGATATACATCCAACAAAGCCCCAAGCTCTCCTGGTTCCAGGTCTCCTTCGAGTACCATCCCAGCCAGCACGTCCCTGGCTTCTTCGATAGTTGCATCGGGCTCCAGGATACCCTCTGGTACCTCAGTAATTACATGTTTTGAAATGGTAGTTGAATCCGTATCAGCAAGTTGTATGTCACCTTGGACTATCCTATGCCCTCTGCCTGTTGATACGTACAGAGTTACGCCATGTATGTTTATATATCCAGGTTGCGTTATCATGCGTCCACCATGTCCTGTACCCATGTTGGTATTCCTCCTGTTACTGATATTGTCCACCCATTCCTGAGATTTTCTACTATGTTAAGGGTTACCTGGGTTGGTGATTCTACTGTCCCCCAGGTTGGTGCTGGGTTTGTTCCGTGTAGAGTTAAAGTACCATTCAACTTAACAAACACGGGGATTGTGTCAATTGCTACTCCTGTGCTGGACAGGCCCAGAGTGGTTACTTTTAATAGGCTATTGAAGCCACTCATATCTCCTGTTACTCCTGTGCCACCCAGGTTCAGATAGGCTACGTTTTCGAAGATACTAAAGCCACTTACATCTCCTGTT